TCGGGTTGGCCGCAATCGCCGCCACCAGGGCGTCGCCCATGTTGGTCGCGCTTTGCCCGGTCGTCGGCGCGGTCTGAATCACAACGCCGCCGCCCAGGCCGGGGCCGGTAAACAGCACGTTGACCTGGTCGCCCGTCAGCGCGGTGCCACCCAGCGTCACGGTCGCGCCCTCGCCGACGGGCGACGTCAGCACGGACAGATTGCCCACCGGGCCGGCGTGCTTGAACGTAATCACGGCCTCGACGGCGTCGGCGCTGATATCGGCCTGCTGGGCGTTCAGGTTGTCGTTGAACAGCGTGGCCAGCTGCTCGGCGACCGCCACCAGGGTGTCGGTGCTGCTGACCAGATAGGTGACAGAGATTTTGGGCGGGCTAAGACCCTGCGCGGCCAGCGCGCCGTTGGTCAGGTCAATGGTGATTTCGTCGCCCGTGGTGATGGTGCCGCCGATAGTCGCGGTCGCGGTCGCGGCGACGCGCGGGTTGGCCGCCAAAAAGTCGGCCGGCGACTGATTGCCACCGCCGGTGCTGTTGAGGCCGACCACGGGGGTATCGAAATTAGGCAGCAGCGTCGGGCGACGCGGCTGCACGGTGCCGACCGGCAGACCAGAAGGCGGGATTTGATCGTTGTTCGCAACCATGGCGTCAGCCCTTCTTGATCAGATTGCCGGCGTAGCGCGGCGTGGTCTTTTTCCCCATACGCACCCGCTCGGCTGCGCGCGTCATGCCCTGGCCACCGCTGACCTCTTTGTCCCAGTTGGGCGTGAAGCACTCGGTGCCGCCGAACGCTGGACCGGAGAACACCGCCGTGGTGGTGCGCTTTGGCGGCGCTATCTCTTTGGCCGGCTTGCCCGCCATGTCAGTTCAACCTTGCTCGTTCTCGGATTTCCGCAGCGCGATTTGGTACGAATTCCTCAAGCGTTTGATCGCGTTTACTCGAATTACACGGAATGCAGGCCGGAACGATATTGCCGACCTCTGTCTTTCCGTCACGCGACAGCGGCATCAGGTGTTCAAGGCTCAACTTAGTTTCGGTGCCACAATATGCGCATGCGTGGTCAAACTCTTTGAGAAGCGCGAGCCAGTCGGCGCGGGTGAACTTGCCTTCGATCTGCGTCGCAGCCTGAATCACTCCATCTTTGTACGTTTCGGCACGCAGAATAGCGCGTTTCAGACGCCAGCGATCACGCAGAATCGGGCGCTGTTCCGGTCGTTTTGTATAAGTACGCATGTAGGCAGCGTGCTTTGCTCGCGCAGTCGGCGTCTTGCTGCGGCGACGGGCGCCAGCATTGTCTCTCTCTAGATTTCGCAGACGCCATGTGGCCATGCGAATTGTTCCATCAGCTATGTCGCAAGATTTGCAAGATGAACGATAACCGCTTGGATCCTTTTTTGTGATCTTGCGCCGATAGAAGTCTGTTAGTGGCTTTTCTTCACCGCATCCTGGACAGCATTTCTTGCCACTCGATAGATCGAGAGCAGGCCGCCCAATTTTGCGGGAACAACCCACTCACGGACCTCCATATTTTTTCATCGGCTCCGTGTACTTTTCCGCGCTGCGGTCGCCCTCGTGCGCCATGCCGGGCGCAGTCTCAACTTTGCCGTCACCCGGCACGGTCATGGTCGGGCCGCCGCCGCGCTGTTGCTGCACGGAGATTTCCTCGGCGCCACGCCCTTTGCTGGACTGGCCCCTGAGGGACTTGGAGATATTCTTGCTGGGCGCCTTCATGCTTTCGCTCCTGGGTCAATCCGTCTGTCGTCTTAGGCGTCAGTCCCCCGGGGCGTCGCCGTCCCGGGGGTCGCCAGTTACCCCCGTAAGCCCTTAGCCGACGTGTTCCAGCACCAGGGCGCGCTTGAACAACGCGTTGCTGGCGGTCGGGATAATTGCCGTGGTCGCCGTGATATCGGTCGGCACCGCGAAGTCGCCCACCCAATTCCACGACAGCGAGCAGACCTGCTGCAGGCGGTCGAGGGGCGGGCGCAGGATCTGTGCGACGCCGTTGACCAGGAACACCTCGCCGATCGCGTTGACGCCTTCGCGCGCCAGCCACGTCTCGAGGCCTTCGAAATCGCCCTGGATGATCGACTCGGCGCCCAGCACAATCGGGCGACGGATGCGCTGACTGATGACCGACAGACCCGTGGCCGTGCTGGCCGCGTTGTAGGCGGCGCCGTTGTACTGCACGCCCGGGGGCTGCACGTAGGTTTCAGTCGTCGGGATGAACGTCACACCGAGCAGGCGGACAATGTCGCCGTCGCGGTATTCGCTGGCCCGGCTGTTGCCGGCAAACAGAACCTTGAAGTCCTGGTCGGCCCACAGCTGCCGCATGCTCGTGTTGTCGAGGATACAGTGATAGGTGCCGTCGGTCATGGGCGGCACGCCGTTGTCGCGCAGGTAGGCGAGCGCGTCTTCGACCAGGCCCATGGTCAGCATGTCGCTGCCCTGCAGCAACGCGGTGGTCAGGCGGGAGAACGGCCGTAGAATCTTCGGCCCGTTGAGCGCCGTCATGGCGTCGCCGTTAACCGGCGTGGTCGCGGCGGTGAACGTCAGGCTGCCCGAGATACCGTCGGGCGTGGTCGACTTGTTGGTGGCGTCCGCCGTCGCGGTGTTGACGGTCAGGGTCTGTGTCACGCCGGCGTTGCTGGCGGCCACTTCCTGCACGGTCAGCGGATTGCCGCTGCTGATAGGCGTCACGACGCCATTGACCAGCACGGTGGTGAAGCCCCGGATATCGTCAAGCCAACAGGTCGTGGTGCTGCCGGCGTTCAAGTCGGTGCGCACGCGGGAATTCCCGCCCAGGTAGGCGCTAAACAACTTGTAGCGGCAAATCCGCTCCATGGACTGGGCGGCCTGCACGCCGTTGTTGCGGCTGTTGGCAATCAGCTGGTCGGCAATGCCGGCCAGTTCCTGCTGCATGTTGGTGTCGACGGTGTCGGCGTACGAGGCAATCGTGAAGCTGTACTGCTCGACCGAGAAGGTGGACGACGTCAGGCCGTTGTCCAGGCCAGTGTTGCTGGCCGGCGTCATTGGCGTGGTAACCGGCGTTTTGCGGCCCTTGCGGGTCCGCGTCAGCGTTTCACCGATTCGCGACGGCACAGTCTCCTGCAGGGCCGCGCGCCGATAAGCCAGGATCGAATCCAGGCCTTCCTCAAGTTCGCGCTCCAGGAACCCCTGCTGCAGAATCGCGGCAAGCGCGGCGGGAAAATTGACGTATGAGCCCATGTGGGTCCCCCAAAGCGTGATTGATCGTTCCGGAAGGGACAGCGGCTGTTACCAGCGCGTCATGGGTGCCAGCACCCAGTCCCGACGATCATTCACGGCACCCAGGGGGGCGGGCGCGTGGGGGACAACGGCGATCTATCGCACGACCAACGTCACAAGGTCGGCCAGTCTCGGCCGGGACCCCAGGTTGCGCGCCTAGCCTGCTAGGCCGCGCGAGTCACGACACGCAATCTATAGAGCCGATTTAATTCGATTGTCAAATTGTGGAAAAGAAAACGGCCACGTCGGGTGTGAACCGGTGGCCGCTTCCTTGACGCTCGCCCTTTGCCCATGTGGGGCCCGACTCGTGCCGGGGACGATACCAGACCTGGCCTGCCGTTTCCATGGCCGCGACCAGAAGCCACCGAAATGGCCGCGTTGTCCGTTGTCGTCGCGGGTGGCTGACACCCGGCTATTGGTTGCCCAGACTGCGCAGCGCGTCCTTTTTTTGCTGCTCGTATGCGCGCTTGCCCTCGGGCGTCTTTGGGATATCGCGCACGCTTGTCGTCGGCGGCGCGGCCCCAGGCGCTGGTGGCGGCAGCGGCGACCCGGTACTGGCGCGCACCGGCGCTGCAGCTGGCGCTGCGGCCGGCTTGAACCAATCGGGCTTCTTAGTCTTGCCCGCCGCAATCGCCTCGCTAATGCCGGTGAACGTGCCGGTGGCCGGGTCGTACGACACGGCCTTTTTATCAATCAGCGGCAGCAGGTCGAGGTCGGTCAGCCCGGCCTGTATGGCCGCGGCCTTAAGCTCGGCGTCGATCAGCTGCCTGCGCGTCGCCTGCAGTTCGGTGTTGCCGGCCTCGCGCGCGGTACGCTCGCGATTATCCGCCTCGGTCTTGAGTCGCGTGATTTCCGCGTTAGCCGCGTCGACCTGTTCCTTGGCGGTACGCGCCTCGACGCGATTTGCCGCAGCCTCGGCGCGTGTGTTCGCAACGGTGTTTTCCAGCACGGCAATGCGGTCCTGATCGGTCTGACCAGCTTGCCGCGGGGGTATCGGCGGCGCGACCGGCGGCACAACTGCTGCAGGCGGGGGTGGGGGCGGCGGCGGTGCATTATGGACGTCAGACATTTGGGGCCTCTCTTGGGGTTAAGAGATCATAGATACCGTTTACGCAAAAACCAAGCCAAAATCACCATGCTCGGCGCGCAGTATATCACGAATGCGTGCCAGATCGTCATGCCGCCTTGTCCAGATAGGCCGGGGTGTTGTCGTTCGATGCCGGGTCCAGGTCGCGGTTGAGCAGGTAGGGGAAATATCCCCACGCGAAGCCGTTGTCTTCGAACGCGATGTACCCGTAGCCATAAATGGCCATGTTGCCTTCGCAGTCCATGATCGGGTCGACGCTGTTGCGCGGCACCGCCGGCCCAACCATCGTCCAGGTCACGCCCTGGTCGGTGGACCGCCACATTCCATAGCCGGTTAAATCCGTTATGCCTCCACCCCACGACACAACATAAACTGAGGGATAGCTTTGCCCGGACGCGGGCGCACCGAAGCCGACGCACATCGGTTCTTTAATCAATGAACTTGAAATCGTCGCGAAGGTCGCGCCGCCGTCGGTAGAGTGGAACAGCGAACTTGCCCCCGGATGCACCACCGTGCCGCCCCCAACGAGCCCTCCGGCGATCCATATGTCGTTCGCATTGCTAGGAGTCGCCTTCAATCTGATTATGTTGAACCCGAAGGCGTGATTGCCCATGAACGTGACGGTGCCGCCGCCGCCCGTCAGCTTGTAAATTCCGCTGCGGGAACTTGAGGGACTGGTTGCCGAATTGGTAGTGGCGAGGGCGATGTAGAACGTCCCCGCGGTCACGCGGTCCGCTGCGGTGGTGTAGTAGGGCCTATACGGCTGGATCAGATCGTTGTTGGAGTTCGCGTAGAGCGACACGAACAGGCTGTCCGCGCTTCCGCTGCTGGCCGACGTCGCGGCCGCCAGCAAAGTCACGGTGCCGGCGGCGCACGAAGACACCACGCCGATAGTCTTGGGCGGGGAATAGGTGTAGTCGAAAATCTCGGCAGTGGGATAAATGCCGGCGCACGAGCCCCCGCTGATGGTCAGCGTCGTGTCGTGCAGGGCCCACGACGCGCCCGCCGTGACGGACACCGGATCGGCGACGCCGTTGAACAATAAATTGTCGCCGCTCGTAACGGTCGCCAGCGAGTTCGCGTTGAGCGTCAGCGTGGTGCTCGCGCAGCTCACTATCTGTCCGATGTTGACGGCGCCGCCGCCCTGAATGTCCCACGCCGTTTCGCCGGCGACCGCCTTTGAGCAAGACCCGACCGTGAGCGTCGCGCTGCCGCTTGCCGAGGTGGCGCTCGCGGTCGTGGTCGCCGCCAGGCCCGACGTTGGGGTGGCGGCGGCGAGCGAAACGTGCGTCCACCCCGACCCGCCGGCCCCTACCCCGCCGTTCATGGTATAGAACGGAGCCGACAGGGCGTAGGTCAGAAGAATGTTCAGCGGCGTGCTGACGGCGAGGGCCATGCCGTATTGAACTTGGTTCGTGAAGTCGACGAGCCGGTCGCGATGCAATGCAGCGTCGTAACGCCGGTCGGAATCGTGAAAGCAAACCAGCCGCCGCCGGCCGTTATCTCCTGGTCGCTGGTCGTGGCGGCCACGCCATTGACGTTGCAATACATCGGGTTGGCGCCGACGTTCGACACTACCGTGACCGGGCCAGTCGGCAGCGTGCCGCTGCTGTCGGAGGTCGTGACCGACAGCGGCGTCATGCGCGCGCCGGTCACGCTGGGCGTAAAGCCGCCAAGGCTTGCCGACAGCGTACCAAACACTGGTATGCCGCCGCCGGCGCATGACGACGTGCCGTCGCTGTTGACGACCGGCACAGCCTTGCCGGTCGAGTTCAAGCAGTACAGCGACACGCGCGCGGCGGTGCCGTCGTATTTTTGCTGCGCCTGGGCGGGCGCCACGAGGAAAAGCGCGGCGATCGCCGCACTGACAATGGCAGCCTGTAAGCATTTCATTTTATGCGGCTCCATTATAGATGGCCGACACGACGGCACCGCCGCCGGTCAGCGTCTTAAGGCGCGCCTTGATGTACGCCGTAGTAATGCTGACCTGCGTCAGCCCCAGCTCGGTTATGGGCGCCAGCAGCACGCCGTCGGTGCCGGCCGCAATGGTGACCGACTCATTCGCGCCGCTATTCAGCACTCCGGTCAGCAGCGTCGTATTGGCATTGGGCGGGCTGCTGGGCGTGCCGGGGAATACCGCCGAGGGAAACTGAATCGTTATGGCGCCCGCCAGATTGGTCGCCGTGATCTGCACGGCCTGCATGCCGGCATCGGCGTTGATTTTGGTCACCAATGCGGCGGCGATGCTGGTGAGACTGTCGCCGCTGACCACGGTGTGCGTCAGAGTCTTGCTGCCATTCGGCAAATTGGGATTGATAAAATCCAGGCCGACCAGATCGCCCGGTGTCGCCGTGCCGCCGATCGTCGCCGTGTAGGTATTAAGCGGCCAGCCCAGCGCGTTGGTGCCGAAAACGTCTATCTCGAGCGTCGAGATTGAACCAAACGCCTCGATTGAGCCGGTCTTGGCCCAGCCGGACGGAATCCACAGGCCCTCGACCGGCGTTGCCGCGACTGCGTCCAGCAATCGTGCCCTGATGCCGAAAGGACCGCCGAACGGCGCGGACTGGTATTCACTGACCGGCTGCGTGCGCAACATGGCGTCCCCCAGTTTCGGATTACGATTCGCTCTCTATCACGGCCACGATCTCGTCCTGCGCGACCACTTGGCCCAGCTCAATCCTGTGCCGCACCACGCCCGCGCAGGGTGCCACGATGGGCCACAGCGTTTTCATGCACTCGACCTCGACAATCCGATCGCCGGCCTCAACGCTGGCACCGTCGTCGGCGCAGCGGAGCGCGACGGTCCCGGCAATTTCGGCCCGGCAGTCTGTGGTGCGCATTCGGCGGGGGACTCGGCTGGCAGCATGGACTGGTCAGGCCTCGACGGTGATTCGTCGTCTTGGACGCACGCTATACCATTTCCTGCGTTTGCTCGCGCCAATTAATCGTCAGGTTGGGCGCCGCGTCGCGCGCGTCGACCACGGCAATCAGCGCCCCGATGGCGCCGCCGCCCAACCAGAAGCTGCCCGTGAACATGCTGGGCTGCAAAAACAGCAGACGGCCCAGCGCGTCCTCAAGCTGCACGCGCCCCCAGGCGCCGGCCGCGACAATCTGCACGCTGTAGAGCTCGGCGTGCCGGCGCGCCAGGCGGAAGCGCCCGGCCGCGGTTATCTTGTGGCTGCGCATGAGGCTGCCCGGGGCCGACGGCGCGTACACGTCGACAAGGTCAAGCATAGCGTTCTGGGGTTATGTACTTGACTCCCTCACGCCTTTTCCTTGGCGACCAACGACGCCGACACGCTGACGCCGGCCGATATGATGGCGCACCCCGGCGAGCCAAGATTGCCGCTCCAACCAACCGAGCCGCTGACCGACACATAGAAGTCCTGTTTGTCATTTGGCTCTGGAATAATGTTGACGAAAGCCATCACGGCAGTTCGCGCCTGCATGCGGTCGGCGGCATGAATCGGCTGCGACGCCTCCACCTTGTCTAGCTCGGCGTCGACTTTTTTCATCACCTCGCGTTCGGTCGTCCCGCGTACACTGAATGAGTAGGACATTGATGTCTCCTGGTGCAGATTTGCCGCAACCGGATGATTGCGGGGCCACCTATTTAATCAGGTGTCGCACGGCTTGTCGATAAACGCTGGCGGTAACTTACGACGCCGCGGTCGGAGAGGCCGGCCAAACACTGGCGCAATGCTGCGGTCGTGGCGTTCCATCCTATCCTCGTAGCTTTCCGCACGCACGATCGGCAGCAAAATCACCATCGCGGGCTGCTCGCGGCGCACCGCCGGCGCGTAGGACGGCGCCCAGTCTGCAAACTGCACGACGTTACGGGCGCGCTTGCTCATCGTGACCTCGGGCGGAAACCCCGCCGTTCACGGCGGGGAGGAAGCCCGTTGAGCTTCCACGTATCGCTTGACCCTCTCAAGCGGAGCGCCACCAGCACTGGCGGCAAAGTAGGACGGCGACCAAAGAACACCGCGCCAATAACGAGCAGCGATATCCCGACGCTCAAGTCTGAGCAGTCGCGACGATGTTCCCTTGAGGGCGTTAACCAAGGCGGAAACGGAGTGCTTCGGTGGGTACTCAATAAGCAAGTGAACGTGATCTTTTTCGCCGTCACAGGCGATAAGCACACAATCCATTGCGGCGCAGACCTTGCCAAAATGGCCTTTGAGCCAATTGATCGCTGGATCGTCAAGGAGCTTTCGACGATACTTTGTAACAAATACAAGGTGACAGACCAACTTAGTGACGGAATGTCTACCCCTACGATATTCTGTCTTGTCCACTTGAAATCCCTCCACAGACCAAGTAGATAGTCTGCATGATTTTGACTTTCAAGTACAGGATCAAGGACGCGACAGTCGGGAAGTATCTCGACAGGCACTCGCGTTCGGTCAATTTTGTTTGGAACTACTGTTGCGAAACCCAGCGTAAGGTTGAAGCCTATTACAAGGCAGGCGCACCTAAGCGCCGTTGGCCTTCGCATTTCGATCTCGTCAAGCTGACCACGGGTTGCGCAGCGGAACTTGGCCTGCACTCCGATACGGTCGGACAAATCTGCAAGCAGTTTGTAATCTCGCGCAACGCGGCCCGACATGCTCCGCGTTTCCGCGCCAGCAGGGGCCCCAAGCGAGCCCTCGGCTGGCTGCCCTTTATCAAGCGCACCGTGAAACTCGACGGCGCGCACGTTGTCTACCTCAAACGTAAATTCCATTTCTGGAAGTCGCGGGATATCCCCGACGCCATCAAGACGGGCTGCTTTACTCAAGACGCCCGTGGTCGCTGGTATGTTTGTTTCCAGTGCGAGGTTGCCGACGATCTGCCAACTGGCAACGGCGAAGTCGGGATTGATCTTGGATTGAAGACCCTCGCCACATGCAGCAACGGCGACACTATCTCCGCCTTGCGGCATTATCGCAAATATGAGGCTACGCTCGCCATTGCACAGCGCGCCGGACATAAGCAGCGCGTCAGGGCTATCCACGCCAAGATAGCGAACGTGCGCAAGGACCAACTTCACAAGGCCAGCAGCAAGATTGCTGCGGAAAACCAACTTATCGTTGTCGGCAATGTCAGCGCCGCACAGCTTGCCAAAACGCGAATGGCTAAGTCCGTTCTCGATGCAAGCTGGTCGATGCTGCGGAACATGCTCGAATATAAAGCCAGCAGGCACCGGGCGCGTTACGTTGAAGCCGATGAGCGTTGGACTTCCCAAGTGTGTTCGTGCTGCGGGACAATTCCCGACAGCAGTCCGAAAGGTATGGGCGCACTTGGAATAAGACATTGGGTATGCTCAGACTGTGGTTGCTCGCATGATCGCGACGCGAACGCTGCTCGGAACATTCTCCGTGTCGGGGCGGAACGTCGCCCACCTGTAGAGGAAATCCCCGCCCTTTAGGGCGGGGAAGACGTTAAGCTGCCCTCGTGTATTCCCACCTAAAGTTGCCGCCCGGCAGTGGGTGCTTGCTGCGCTTGACGCGGCCAACGGCCGCTAGGTGACGCAGCATGGTGTCGACGCTCTCCGGTGACCAGCAGCCCACGCGCTCCCATATCTCGCGCGCGCCGCGCGGGTGGCTGTCCACCACCGACATAATCTGGTCGAGCGTCGCTGGGCTGAATCCACCAGTCATGGTCTAATAATTCCCCCCAACAGTCTGGCGTCCAGCCGCTTGGCGCTGACCGGCACACCGATTCGCGTCTCGATCAGATTGGCCAGCCGGCACGGTATGCCGTCGGCCCAGCCCAGATAGTTTATCAGCGGCACGCCCAGCTCGTGCGCGGCCTCGGCCGGCGTGTAGCGATTGCGCTTTTGCCAGGCCTGCAGCTGCAGGGCGATGTTGCGGGGTGCTGCCATTGGTCAGCCCGTCAGCTTGTCCAGCAGAATCTTGTGCGCCAGCTGCGCGGCGCGGAATCCGCTTTCAAATCTCGTGATTGCAACATTGGTGTCGGCTTCCGTGACGATGCCGCTGCAGAGGACGCCAAACAGCAGCGACACATGCGCGTTGAATGCGTCGTCCAGCGCTTTGGTGATCTGCTCTTTGGTCATGCGTAAAATCTCCCCCACACCGGTTTGCTGCGCAGCGGCCAGCGTAGCCACGGGATTCGCGCCGACGACAGCACACAGCCGAGCATCAGCGCGCGGCGGTGGCGGCGCAAGGTCGGCTCCAGCGTCATGCGTCACCAGCTGGGTCGGGTGCGCGCTGCCGGACTGGCATCCAGACTATGCTGGCAACGGTCGACACGCTGGCGTGCCCGCTCGTTGCCCTGATTGTTAGACCATGCAGGAATCCACCGTCCATCATGAACGACCCCATAATAGCTGCTGGGGCCTGGTAGATCGCCCGACCATTGCGTGTATCGTAAGCAATGCGTCGTTGCTTATGTTCGTCGATCTGCGCCTGCGTCGAGCCAGGCCGCAGGGGCGCAGGTTCTTCCATATTGTCGCCGGGGAAGTGGCCGCCCACGTCAGGGATTCCATCAAAGGCTTCAAGCGCACCGGCGCCAGCGTGTGTGCATGCGATGGTGCGCAAAATGCCGGGTCCTTCCTCAAGGATAAAAGTGCCCTTGCGGTCGAGAAGCCATATTTTGCCGCCCAGCGGCGGCAGATCGACGCGGATTCTAACTGGCTTCATGCGTTCACCGTCGTGCGCGGCCCTATGTTCATGCCGCCTACCTGCGCGGGACCGGCCGCCGGGCTGGCCGACTCGGGCTGGTCGGCCGGCGTGCCGGGCTCCACCGGCACGTCGACTGACGTCGGCTGCGGCGCCATTGGCGTGGCCTCGTCGGGCTCCGTCGGGCTGTCGTCGACCGCGTCCTGTTCTTCGCCGGCGTCCTCCATGTCGATCATGGACAAATCCAGCACCTGCGCGATGTAGGCCTTGGCTTCCTCGAACGTAATAAGCTGTTCTTCCGGCTTTGGCTCGGTCGCCGGCACGGCGTCGACATGCGCGCCCTGCGCGCTGGCCGGCCTGCTGCCTGGTTGCGCTGGCGCGGTCTTTTTCATCGGATCCAACATGATTTGGAACGCTTGGGCGAGCGAGAACACCTCGTCGGGCGTCGGCTGGAACATGCGCGGCCACTGCAGCGTGAAGCCGCCGGCGTCCTTGTCGATCTTGGACGCAATCGCTATCTTTTTGATCAGCGGCAGCGCACCATGCTCGCCGTACTGGCTGCGCAGGTCGCCCACCATGTCGTCGCTGTCCTGGTCGAGGTACTCCATGGCGCGCCCAGACAGCGGGGCTTTCATTTTGTCGGGGTCTTTACGGCTGGCCGCGATCTGCTCGAGCGCCATGTTGCGCAGGTGGTCGATCAGCTTGAGCGCCGCCTCGGTGCCGGTGCCGGACATTTCCAGCAGCTTGGCGTCGCCGACGCCGACCATGCTGCCGTCCTCGTCCTTGTAACCGGCTTCCATTTCCAGGTGCGTCATGGGCCCGCGCGTCACGGCGCCGTTCATCACCTTGCCGATCGTCACCAACTGCGGCGCGCTGTTGTAGCGCGTGCCGCGACCGATTTGGCTCAACGTGTAGTCGAGCTCGACGCTGTTGGGGATTGCGTCTTCGAACGTGCAGCAGCCGTCGGGCGCCAGGCCGCCGCCCAGATTGACAAACCAATGCGCGCACACAAAGCCCAGGTCGTGCTTGTATTCCTCGCCGGCCCACGGCTCTAACTTTTTGTTGGCCGCGCCCTCGCCGACAAAGCCGTGCACGGGATTCCATTCGACCTTCTTGACCGGCTGATACGTCACCTCGCCGGTCGGCAGCCAGTCGCGGATATACCAATACTCTTGGCCCTTCTCGACGCCAGGCGCCCCCATGGCTTCAAGCGCTGCCCCGCTGGTCGTGTAGGCAACGCGCAGCTGCGCCAGCTCCCCCATGTCGTCAAAGCTGGGTTGGCAGTATTTGGCGCGCCAGCATTGCAACGCCACCTTGGGGTTTTTGCCGCCTGTGGTTTCGACGCGAAACGTGACGGCCACGGCGCCGACGCTGCCCAGCAGCACGGCTTCTGCCATGCGTTCAAAAAACTTGCCCTTGCGCAGCAGCGCCGCCATGGACGCAATCTTGGCCTTGTCCTTGTGGCGCACCTTGGGCGCGTGCCGGCCGGTGAACAGCTTGCGGGTGCACCAGCGCGCGACCATGCGCGGCAGCCGGTACTGCGCCGACGGTCGGCGCTCGGTCAGCGGTATCAGCTCCTGCGTGCCTGGCTTGACCTCGTCGTAAAACGCATAGTTCAAATGATTGTAAAAGGTGCCGTCGAGCAGGCGGTCGCGCAGGTCAAGGCAGCGATAGCGCGAGTCCTCGCTGGCCCAGTCGGGGTATCGGATCGCCTGCGCGATTTTGCGGAACATTCAGGCCCCCTGCGGCGGTGGTGACGCGTCGACCTCGTCGCGCATGTTGACCGACGTGGCGAAACGATTCTGCAGATAGCTGATTCCGGCCATCAGCAGGTGCACTGTGCCTCTGTCGTCTTCCCAGCCGTCGCACAGCCAGCCGCCCGGCTTGACGAATGTGAACGCGATTGCGCGTATTTGACCGGCCTTAGCGCGCTCAAGCAGCTGCTCCAGCTTAGCGATCACATTGGCCTGCGGCTGCAGGTCGACAGCAACCTGCGGGTTGGCGACGCCGGGGAAGGTGCGCACGTTGTCGGTCGTCATGCCGCGGCCTCGTCCACCCAGGCAAAGTCGATCGCGCCGCCCGGCAGTCGCACCATATAGCAATTCGCTGGATATGAACGACGTACGCTGACGACGGCCGCCACGCAGGGGTCCTTGCCTTCCTGCACGCGCTTGTGCAGGAGTGCCAGCACCGCGGCATCAATCACAGCGTCGCTGTGGCGCATCGTTTGTTTGGTCACAATTATGGTCATGCCGCGACCTCGTCGGCCGGCGTGTCCAGCGTAAAGCGCCGCTCGTTGACCGTGTCCTGCTTGCCGGTATCCTCGTAGCGCACCAGCCAGCTGCCGGCGCCGTATTGCGGCTGCGGCAGCTGCACCGTCGCCAGGCGGTGACCGCCGGCGGGTCGCCAGCCAGCGTCGCACGCGACCTCGACGACGTCGCCAGCTTGGTATGGTCGCGGCTGTCGCATGGACACCGTTGGAATCAGCGCAGCGGTCGGCTGCGCGTTTATGAGCCAGCGCGCGCGTCGGCGTCAAGCGTCAGCCGGTGATCCCCATGGCGCGCTCGATCGCCTTGCGTTTGATCCACCGCCACAGCCGGTCGGCGGCCACGCCGTTGTCGTTTAACCGATATCGCCGCCACCGCTTGGCCTGCCGACCGTACACCCGCCGGTGCATCAGGTCGACCAGGCGCCAATGGTCGCCGCACAGCCATTCGTCGAATTCGGTGCGCGCGGTCGTGTGCCGGCAAAACGGCACGCAACAGTGCAGGCGGCCGGCGCGATTCCGCTTTTTGCCGTCCTGGGTCAAGTAGATTCCCCCTGCTTGCGCCAGCCAGGGTAAACGGTTGCTTAACTAACGCACCTGCTGCCTGGCGGCGTCGATAGGCGGTCGGCCGACCTTGCGCGGCTTAGGAGACAATGTCACTTGGACGTCTGTCATTTGTCACCTGGATTGTCACCTTGCGAAGATCGGCAGCACCTGGGCGCCGCCGGACTGCGGCTGCGTGCGCTTTTTCTTCTGCAGCCTGGCGTAGCCGCCCGTCATGGCGTCGGTCTGGTCCTTGAACTTGCTGCCGGGGAAGTTTGTCACTTCCTCCAAAAACGTGTCGTTCCACGGCCCGACGACAATCTCGACGTTACCATTTTCGGCCTGCGCCGCCATGGGCTCCGCGCGGTCGATCTTGCTGCCCGTCTCAATCAGCTTATGCGCGTCAAAGCCGTCCAGCATGCTGACCATGTCTCGCGCCACCGTATTGTGCACGACGATATCGCGCACTAGAAACGACGCCTGTCCGCGTACCGTCAGGCAGCGGCACGGTCGGACGCCAGCCGGCGTCACGGACATGACCTGATCCGGCAAATAGTCCTCGTCGAAACGGCGATAGATCGACGCGTTGGCCAGCGACGCCAGTCGGGCGGCCTTGAACGAGTGGTGCACCGGAATTCGCTTCAAAAACCGGCCATAGGCGTCGTCCTGCTGGCGCATGCGCAACAGCCAGCTACGGTGGCGTTTCTCCAGATATTTGCCATTCTTGGTCTTTAGCGTCGAATTGATGCCAAGCCGCAGCAGCAGGTGCTGCACATCCTCAAGCAACGCCTTGCTGACGCTGTAGAATATGACCTCGTGCGCGTCTTTCGATACGAATCCGTCACAGGCGAAATAGGCCCCAAGGAATTCAGCCACCAACGGGCTGGGGGCGCCAAACACCCATGCTGGCACACGTTTGGTATAGGCATTGTGCCCGGCCAGTCCGGTATCACGCAGCCATGACTGCAAGCCCGCTGCGTTGATCTCGCCGCGCCGGTAACCATTGCTGGTGCGGCCACCAACGGATTGCACGCAATGCCGGAAGTCCAGCAGCTCAACATGGTCGTGACAACAGAACGACGATTTGCTGCTTTGCACCTTGCGTTCCGGTCGTCGGATGCTTGTCACCGATCCATCGCCAATAAAATAGCCAGCAAGCCGGAACTCTTCCGCCGAACGATCAGCGATCGCCGCTATGCGCGGAGTACTGCGGAGCGCGACAACGCTGCCTGGGCGCAGGGCGCCGGCAGCCACCCAATCGTCTGGCGTGAGAAACGGGTGGTCAAGCGCCGCCACGACTTCGCGCCCGGATCCTGTCTTAATGCACACCGTCGGCAAGTCGCCCTGTTGAAACACAGCGTCGACCATCCCAGGCACACCATCCTTGCCTATGACGGTGTCACCAACAATGATTTCCTTAAGCGGCACCTGTTGGCCATCGCCGCGCAAGATCAATTCTTCCTCCCAGATTGGCTTGCCGGCGCTGCCAGGGTCTTGCGGCACCTGCACCTCGTAGCTACCGCCCAGCTGGGCAATGCGTATCTGGTCGGCCAGCGCCGTCGCCTTGACCAGCCGGCGCACCAGGGGCGCCTGCTCGCGACAGCGCTGCACGTCGGCAATGCAGTATTGCGACAATGTCGGGTGCTTGCCCAGCAGCACGCCGGCGGTGTAGGGCGGGTCGGCCGTATAAGTCGCCTCGGTGTCCGCCAGGTCCCAGTGCCGCACCCAGCGATAGCCCAGCGGCATGGCTGGCCTGGGCTTGAACCAGGCGCGCTTGAACATGCCGCCTTCGCGCGGCACCGGAGTCTGTTGGTGTTGCCCAGAAACTGCGTATGCGGTCATCTCGCGTTCAAGTGCATCCACGGTAGCTAACGGGAATCGTTCAGGAAATAGCAATTCCCCCTCTTGCCGGCGCGGGTCAGTGAATATCGGCGTCGTGCAGTGCCGGCCTTGCTCGTACCGCATGGGCAGCACCAGGGCTATGTGCTGCACCCCGATTTGCTCCCACACCCCGCTGGGTCATCCTGATGCACCCGCTGCATAATCAGCGCGATGGCCGACGCCACCGGGTCATTAAGACGAGTTGGCACCGATTCCCGCATGATGAACTTAGCCTGCTCGCGATCGGCGTCCGACTTGGACTGCGGCACCGACAGCGGGTCGTCGATCGTCAGCACGTCGCCGCGGCCGCCGGTCAGCCCCTCGAACGCCACGCCCTCGCGTGTGCCCTTGCTCGAATTCTCAAACGACGTTTCGGCCACGCGTGTCAGCTTCACATGCGGCCAAAGCGTCTGATACCAGTCCGAAAGGATCAAATCGCGGGTCTTGCGCGTGTCGCGCTTGACGTAATCCGCCGAATAGCTGGTCGACAGGAAACGCCGGTGTGCCAGATTGCACGGTCCCCATTGCCAGGCGTTCCATAAAACACTGACAATCAATGATTTCCCGACGCCTGGCGGCACATTGAAGCGCACCTTGTTCGGCAGCCCCATGGCCAGGAAACGACCCCAGGTCAGAGCCTCAAGGTGATCGCATATCGCACGCACCACCCAGCCCTCGACAAACTGCGTCCTGGGCTCAAGGACGTGCCAGGCCTCGCGCACAAAGCCGATTAAGGTCTGGCAGCGCGCGCGGATAGCATCCGCGTTCGCCTGCGTGTCTGCCCGCTCGCGCTCAGTGGCTCGTTGGTGCTTTGCCTGCTGGATCGCCTGCAGCAGTTGGGTCGGCGAGATTCGCGACAACACTGAGAGCGCCAAGGACTCGCTCGAATTGCTCAATATCGCCCTCCGGTAGTTTGCCCAAGATGGCCGCCAGTGCCGCAATGTCCAGCGGACTACCGTCCGGATTGGTGTGCGCCACGCCGGTCAGCCGGCGGTGGCAATACATCGCGGCATCGCGCGCGGCCATGCGGGCATACGATAGCTCATTCCTGACCAATTCGCGGTCCAGCGGCCGACCGCCTTCCCTGCCCTCGTCAGCCTTGGCGCGCGCCTGCTCGCGTCCGGCTTCGTCCATGTGGTATCTGGCGATCGACAGCAGCATGTCGGCCGGGCTGGCACCGGCATGCAACGTCTTTATTTCGGCCGCCACCGCGCTGGCGCTGCTCGCAACGCCTGGAATGGCCAATTTATCGGCTTTTGGCTTCCGCCCGGCACCTGGTCGCCATCCACCTCGTGGCATGTTTTTGAATTAGCCCTGCAATCAATCTGGAATCGGTCGGGGGCGATATTGAGCCCGTGCGGATCATAAGGCAGCTTTGCGCGCCAATGCAAATGGTGCTGCAATTAACGGGTTTGCACGTTGCGCTGGGTGGCGCGCGGAGCCATGTTTGATTTGATCGAGAATCAAAAGAGCCGCCGGCGATGCTCGTTTACAAAATCACCAACATGCTGACCGGTGCCGAGTACGTCGGGCTGACGTGCCGCAGATTGCTGACAAGGTGGAGCGATCACAAGGCGAAGGCGCGTGCCGGAACAAAAACGCCGCTATACAACGCAATGCGTAAATATGGTTTTGCTGCATTTTCGATCGAGGCAGTTGCGTCTGCCAAGTCCTACGATGCGCTAAAAGCCGCCGAGGTGGCGATCATCGTGACCTCGGGCGGAAACCTCGCCGTTCACGGCGGGGAGGAAGCCCGTTGAGCTTCCACGTATCGCTTGACCCTCTCAAGCGGAGCGCCACCGGCACTGGCGGCAAAGTAGGATGGCGACCAAAGAACACCGCGCCAATAGCGAGCAGCAATATCCCGGCGCTCAAGTCTGAGCAGTCGGGACGAGGTACCCTTGAGGGCATTAACCATGCTTATCCGGTTTAGACACACAGCCCTAGATGTAGTGGTCACGGGAATACCAGCGTTTTGCCATTCCATGCGCAGTCAGGAATGTTCAATTTGATGTAAGCCAAAATGTCGGCGTCCAGCGTGGCGCGCTTGGCCTTGTAGTC